GAGCTACGTAGACAAGCTATCAAGATTGTCTACGGGCTGGAACTATCGCCTGCCAACCTATGGGAAGCACTTCCATGGAGTTGGCTCGTTGATTGGTTTACCAACGTTGGTGATTACTTAAGTACGTACAACAACGTAGTTCCCGTTGCGCATTCCACGCCATGTATCATGACGCGGACCACAACTAAGGCCACGTTTGCCCGCGCTGACACGCTTTCGCAAGTCAGCGGGGGGAACGGTTCCTGGACCTACCAAACAAAGATCCGTTCGGTAGTATCACCTGCTTCTCTCACAGCCTCCCTTCCGTTTCTCACGGATAGGCAGCTGTCGATCCTTGGGTCGTTAGCTGTCCTCCGATTGAAGTAGGAGGACGGCCAACTCTCAAGGAGTATCATCGCATGCTTGGATCAACACTTGTCATCACCCTTGACGGTTCCGGTGGAACCGCCAAGACCCTTCCTTTGATTAACCAGGACGGTTACTCTTCCGAGTACTTCCTGGACGAGGCTACCGTGCAATGGCGCGCAACTGTGCGCCATTCGCACGATAACGTGAAAGCTGGTACGCAGGCCTTCGATCGTCACACTGTGACTTTCGAAAGGTTCTACAAGCCAACTGCCACGTACCCTTTGGGTCTTAGGTCTCAGATTATTTATACTCTGAGACACGACCCTCAGGATGTCGCGAGTGACGTTATCGACGTATCCGAGGCCATGTCGTTTTACATGGTCAAGGCCGGCGGTATCGCCACTAAGCTGCTCGGTTGGGAAAGCTAGGTACTATGGAGCGCATTAGAAACGCTCTATCGTGCCTCCGATCCCTCCTCGAGAAGCTTCTTGGGTGGATGGACTCTTGATCAGAGTCCGGTGATGGAACAGGTGTAAACCTGAAAGTGTGATCCGAGCCGTGCGTCATACCTAACTCGAAAGGAGATAGTTATGACTAAGCGGCACGTCACGATGATACAGCACGCCTACCTCAATATCTTGTCTGATATTGAGGATGATGTGCCTGAAGCCGTAGGGCTGGGTCGCGATTACAAGCGGCTCTGCTCTGCTGTCAAAGATAGAGGTCTAAAGTTCTTTACAATAGACCTCGTTGATGCTGGCAAACACTTTGACAAGTGTTTATCTGCATCTCGCCTTAATCCTTCTGGTTTGGCCCATCAAAGGCCTTACCGGAAGGGTAGTGTAATCCCCAGACTATTCCGGGGGTTACTCTCGCGAGTCTTTGACGATAACGGCTGTCTGCTTTCGGTTCCTTGCATTCGTTCCATACGCCACCTTCGCCAGCTTTATAACCTGGCGAAGAAGCTTAAGATCGAGTGCGATAAGGAGAAGACCTATGACAGTGTCAAGACCTTCTTCCGAACCGACGAGGGGGTTCTTTCCCCTAGTCTTGATTGGGATGCTGATCACTTTGACGGTAGCCGGGCTTTTCATCTACGTTATGATGATAAGCTACGTCTACAGTCTTCAAGCGACAAGCAACTCTCTCTTGACTTTGGAGAGAACTTACCCCGACTCCGCCGCTACGACGTCCGAGCGATTCATTTCGCCCAAGACGCCATCGCGGTCACTTTGGGAATTTTTACTCCCGAAGATTGGAGAAGCAGACACGGACCTGGGGCGGTAGCGGACCTACGAAAGGGCTCAAAGTATGAGTTCCCGACGTGGCCGCTGAAGCTTGAGTCTCGCTTCCCACTCTCGGCATTCGCTTACGCGAATTACGGGATCTGGGCTGACGAGATTTCTAGTAATGATAATCGCTTTCAAGAGGAGGAATCCCCTTGCAAGCTCATTGCTGTTCCTAAGACGCAGAAGGGGCCGAGGCTAATTGCCTCTGAACCTGTCAGCCATCAGTGGATACAGCAGCTGATAAAAGATTATCTTTATACTAGAATCGCTGATACGTGGTTATCTAAGTCTATTCACTTGCGTGATCAGACATTTAACCAACGTGCAGCGCGTCAAGCATCCATCGATCAGCAGCATTGGACGATTGATTTGTCCGAAGCTTCTGATAGGGTGTCTTGCTATGTTGTGGAAAGAGCCTTCCGATCCAATCCTGGATTGTTAGAATCATTCCACGCATGCAGGACACGGTATATCCGTAACAGGATAGACCGAGAATCCCCTAGCCTTCACAGGCTAAGGAAATTCTCCTGTATGGGTTCCGCTCTTACGTTCCCTGTCCAGTCTCTTTTGTTCCTTGGGATTGTGGTAGGTTGCATGCTTTCGCATCGCAATTTGCCACTTTCCTTCAGGAATGTTGAGATGCTGGCCAAGGAGGTCCTCGTCTTTGGAGACGATTTAATCGTCCCCTCAGACGTCGGGCACCTTGTTCTGGGAGCACTGCGTTACCTTGGTTTCAAGGTAAACCACAACAAGACTTTTGGAAAAGGAAAATTCCGAGAGTCATGTGGCGGTGAGTATTTTGATGGTTACGATGTAACCCCATCATACTTACTTACGCACCCAGATAGGCGGCGACCTGAGTCGTTGGTATCATCTGTAGAGACTCGTAATAACTTCTTGATGAGAGGTTACTACGTACTCGCAGACTACCTAAAGTCGACGGTGCAGTTGGAAGGATCTCTGATTCTTCCGACCGTAGCTCCCGACTCAGGATTGTTCGGTTGGGTATCTCTCACTGGGGCGGACCTGTCAGGCCTACGTAGTAGGCTGAACAGGAATACGCACCAGAGGGAGGTTTGGGTACATTCGCTTCGCGCGCGTGTAACCAAAACGCCCGACCGATACGGCTCTCGCGTTCTTCAGTATTTCACTGAAGCACCACCTCCCACCGAAAAGTGGAGCGGTGGAGTTCGCGGGAGACCCCTTCTCAATCTAAAGAAGGGGTGGGTGACTGTTATGCAGTGATGCACAACAGGGAAAG